CTCTCGGACCCCATGTATACATCGTCGGAATTATGTCAGGCGCTACGCTCCTTCGAGATATGCCTGAAGCAGAATACGCAGTCTTCGATGATATGCGTGGCGGGATCGGGATGTTCCCGAGTTTTAAGGAATGGCTTGGAGCACAGCAGGTTGTGTCTGTTAAGAAATTGTATCGAGATCCTGTACAGGTTCAGTGGGGTAAGCCCTGTATTTGGTTAAGCAATCACGATCCTAGGCAGCAGCTTATGGCAGACATCACGGATCGTACAGCAAAGGGAAGAATCGACGAAATCGACAATGACATCAGGTGGCTGGAAGCAAATTGTATTTTCGTAGAACTGACGGAGCCTATTTTTCGTGCCAATACAGAGTAGCTTGTGGGCGAAACAAGAGCTGATCAGCACTTGTAGAACCTACACGAGGTCTAAATATATCAACAACGAAGTAGTCTCCCATGCCCGCTTTGCTTTGCACAGAGAATCCAGTTGCGTCTTCATCTCCTCCTCTCTCGTCGTCGTCGTACACGAGGTTTTTACCCATGGGGTGCCACCTCTTGTAAGCTCGGATGGTACCTGAGTCGTTGGGACTCTGGAATGTGATGGTTTTATCGTATTTTATAGTCACGCGGAGTGGGTCGGTCTTCGCGGTCATTGGATCATTCCAATCAGTATTGCCAAAACCTTGGAAAAGGGCGCCATAAAGATCGTTCTTAGCAGCGTTGACTTCGTTGACCACTCGCTGAACGCCGTTACTAGTCAACAAGTAAAAGTTCTGGCCAGCTACGGTGGTATATCGGGTGGACTTCTGCGTAAAACAGATACGACGCCATTGCCAAGGGCAATTGGTTGAGGTCTGAATTTCGATAGTCTCCTTCAGTCCAACCATGTAGCACGTCTGTGCGGTGCGGGTCGCCTGCTGGAACTTTGACCCTCGGGCAGCGGGTTGGAAGCTGGGGTCATAGGTGCGATGAGTAGCTATCCAAGCAAACAAGTACTCGTCAGCTGACCCGCCCGTAAGAATTGCGGGTTGCGCCGTGTAAGTTAGGTTTGCCGGGTTTCGGGGAGAAATGACATTTGTTGCGATCAGCATGTCATCCTTCTTTTTTTCGCTGGACACATTGAGGATACGTCTCTTGGACATCGGCCGTCTCCGGGTGTAGCGTCGCGTTCTGGCGGTGTAGCGTGAGGGCCGTGCGGAAGACCGGCGTTTGGACGCGGCGTTTCGATAATTCCGCCGGGCTTTGCGGAGATAATGGCGATACCGGGAGTAAGCCATTTTGTTGGGGCATTGATTTGCAATCAAGGGGGGGGACAGCAGGTATTTATAGTTGGGGTGTGCCCTGTGTCCTGGGCTATAATATTATTTTGCCCAGGACTCCAGCGGGACACATGCCTTTCTCATTCAACTCTCGTTATGTCCTCCTCACGTATGCACAATCTGGCGACCTATCTGAGTGGTCCGTTCTCGACCATATCTCATCTCTTGGAGCTGAGTGTATCATTGGACGAGAGGATCACGCTGTTGAAGGTACTCACCTCCATGTTTTCTGCGATTTCGGACGAAAGTTTCGATCACGACGACAAGACGCATTTGATGTCGATGGCTGCCACCCAAACATTGCTCCATCTCGAGGTCGTCCACAACTCGGTTGGGACTATGCAGTCAAGGATGGAAACGTTGTTGCAGGGGGTTTACCGAGGCCGGGCTCAGGTGGACTTCCTAAGGTTACGAATATCTGGAGCGAAATTGTCGGGGCAGAAAGTCGCCTCGAGTTTCTCAAACTTGTTCAGCGATTGGACCCGAAGTCTTTCGTCCTCCGGCACAGAGAACTCCTCGACTACGCCGACCGATACTTCGCCGAACCAATCGAACCCTACGTGGGTCCCGATGGGATCAGCTTTGAGCTTGGAATGGTACCTGAGTTGGTTGGATGGAGAGAACAGTCTCTTGGAGATGATCCAGTAGAGGGTAAGTGTTGTCTTGACCGTCGCGCACGGGGCACCCCCACCGCCCTCCAGGCGGCATGTTCGCTTCGCTCGGGGGTCCCCGCCCCGTGCTCTCGAGGTCGCTTTTTTTTCACATCTATATCAGGGGTAGATGATATACAGTGCTGACTAAGCAAGGCAGAAAGCGGAGTCTTGTACTCTATGGTGACTCACGACTTGGAAAGACATTATGGGCTCGATCTCTCGGACCCCATGTATACATCGTCGGAATTATGTCAGGCGCTACGCTCCTTCGAGATATGCCTGAAGCAGAATACGCAGTCTTCGATGATATGCGTGGCGGGATCGGGATGTTCCCGAG